TTGGTGTAACAGGAAATTCATCTTCTTTAAGTGCGATATTATTTATAGACAAGTAGTAATAAAATGACTACATCCGGAACTACTTCATTCAATCTGGATATCGATGAGCTTTTTCAAGAAGCTTATGAACGTATTGGTATTGATGGAAGTAGAAGTGGATACCATCTAAGATCAGCAAGAAGATCATTAAATCTTTTATTATCAGAGTGGGACAACAGAGGAGTCCATTTATGGAAAGTAAAACTTGCAACTATTAATTTAGTATTAGGACAAGCTGAATATAATTATGCAGCTGATACTGCTAGTTATCCTAATGATATTAATGATGTTTTAGAGGCTTATGTTAGAAATAATACAGTTACAACTGCACCTGTTGATATTTCTTTAACAAAAATAGATAGATCTGCTTATGCAGCTTTACCTAATAAATTATCTCAAGGAACACCATCTCAATATTATGTACAAAGAAATTATAGTCCTAGTATATTTTTATATCAAACAGCTGGATCTAATTTTTCAAATTCTGCTAGTCCAAGTAGTTATCAATTAAGATTTTATTATTTAGCTAGAATTGAAGATGCTGGAACTTATACAAATACACCTGATGTTGTATTTAGATTTTTACCCGCTTTAACTTCTGGTATGGCTTATTATTTAAGTATTAAACATGCACCACAAAGAACTCAAGAATTAAGATTATTTTATGAGGATGATATACAAAGAGCTCTATTAGAAGATGGTCAAAGAACTTCTTTATTCATTTCTCCTAAAACTTATTTTGGGGATGGACTATAATGACTACGTATTCGTCAGGTAAGAAATCCTGGGCAGTATCTGATAGATCAGGACAAAGATTTCCTTATATTGAAATGGTTACCGAATGGAATGGTTCCTTCGTGCACGTTTCTGAATACGAGCCTAAACATCCACAGCTAGAACCTAAAGTTCCAGGTAATGATCCTCAAGGTTTACAAAATGCAAGACCTGACAGAGTTGAACCGGCTGTATTAGTAAAACTTGCTTACAATCCTTTTTATTCAATTTCAGGAAGTTCTACTATTTTAATTAATGATCCAGGACATGGTAATATACTTGGAACATCGATTGTTATAACAGGTGCATTATCAGGAAATGGTTTTACTATTCCAGTTTTAAATACAACTATTGGTTCTACTTTAACTTCTGTTAGTTCAGATACTTACAGTATTAATTTAACTAACACAGCAAATGCTACAGGATATTTTGGTGGTAGAAATGTAACTATAGGCCCTAGTGCTGTTGCTTTACCAGAAAATCCTTTTGTAATAAGTATTGGAAGTTCTACAATTAGAGTTAATCAACCTAATCATGGTAAAATAACAGGAAATAAAGTTGTATTTTCTAATGTTAATGCTTTAAATAATTTTAATTCTAGTTCAGGGTTTACAACAGATGTACTTGCAACAACAACTGGGTACAATATTACAGTTGTTAATGTTAATAATTATACCTTTAATGCATCATCAGGAACTGCTATAATAAATGGAGTTATTGGTGGTGGAAACGTAACAGCGCAAACAATATGAATTACGGAGATTTAAGAGATCAGATTAGAAACTATGCAGAGTTAGATAGCAACATGTTATCTGATACTACTGTTTCTATTATTGTACAAAATACTGAAAATAGAATTTACAGAGAATTAAATATTGATGCTTATAAATTATATGCTTCAGCTGTAACTATTTCAGGAACTTCTACTATTTCTGTTCCATCAGGTCTTAGAAATATTAGATATGTAGAAATGATTGATGGAAGTGGAACTGTTGCTAATTTATTAGAAAAAGATAGTTCTTATTTAGCTGAATATAGCCCAACACCAGGATCTTCTACTTATTACGCAGAACCTAAATATTATGCTACTTGGAATGATACAACTTGGTTTGTAGCACCTACACCAGATTCTAGTTATATAATAAATATTGCATATTACAAACAACCTGCTACTATTACATCTAGCACAACAAGTACAAGTTATGTATCTGTATATGCTCAGGATTTACTTTTATATGGATCTCTGGTAGAAACATATAAATATATCAAAGGGCCTGATAATATGATAGCTGTTTACGAACAGTCATATCAACAGGCTAAACAATCCTTTGGTGTTGAACAAATTGGTAGAAGAAGAAGAGACGAGTACCTTGATGGTGAAGTTCGTATTCTTCCTCAAGGACAACAACAAGGTTAACAAGGAGTTAAAATGGCAAATATAGTACCAGATAGTTTTAAACAAGAACTTTTTACAGCAACACATAATTTTTCAACAAGTGCAGGTAATACTTTTAAACTAGCACTTTATACAACTGTGACTGGATTCTCTGCAAGCACAACAAATTACATTACAACTAACGAAGCAAGTGGTACTGGATATTCTGCAAGCGGAACTACTTTAGTTAACTCTACAGTAACTGTTGCTCAAAATATTTCTTTTGTTAGTTTTAATAATGCAACTTTTTCTACTGCTACATTAACAGCATCATGTTGTTTAATTTATAATACAACTCAGTCTAGTAAAGCTGTTGTTGTTTTAGATTTCGGTGGAAGTAAGACTTCAACAAACGGCGACTTTACTATTCAGTTTCCAACAGCTAACTCAACAAGCGCAGTTCTAAGAATCTCTTAGTAATTTTGCCATAGGACATTTATGGCTACAGATACTTCTTGGGGTTATGAAGGATGGAGCTCCTATAACTGGGGCGGTATATCTTCTGATGTAACTGTTTATGTTGGTGGAACTACCGATGGAAGTTGGGGATCTTTAACTTTCGGTTCTGGACCTTGGGGTCAAATTACACCTGATCCAAATTTACAATTAACATTATCTACTCCACCTTCTCAAGCAGGATGGGGATTAAATTCTTGGAGCGAATATGCTTGGGGTGGTAATGAACCAATTATTATTAGTGCTTCTGCTAATGTAATTTTATCTTCTGCTGAACTTGGAATTCAAACTGGTACATTACAATTTATAGGTAATGCTTATGTAACTACAACTGGAAATCAATTAACACTTGTAATTGATAATGCAATTGTACGTGCAAGTACAAATGCAACTACTTCTGGAAATTTATTAGAATTATTAGTTCAGAATCCAAGTATTTCTGCAAAAGGATTTACTGAAGCTGTTGTTGGAAATGAATTAGGAATTGGTCTTGGAACATTAAACTTTAAACTTGATCAAATATTCCCAGTTACTGGTTCTTCAGTTCAAATAGGATCAGGACAAGTTACTATTGCTCTTCCTACTATCGTTACTGCAACAGGAACAAGTTTAACAACTCAAGTTGGTAATGTTAATATATCTGCTAAAAATTATATTGATATAGGGGGTAATCAAGTATCTATTTCCACAGGAACTCCTATTTTATCATTAGGTGTAGGTGTTACAGCAACAGGATCTTCAGTAAATATTCAAACTGGAACTCCTACAATTAGAACGACTTATTATGTTACAGGAAATCAAGTAAATATAGGAGTAGCTGATGTAACCATACGTACTCAACAAATTATTCAACCTAGCGGAAGTTTATTGACAATAGGAACAGGAAGCCCTATTGTATACGGCTGGGTTATAATAGATCCAACAACAGGTCAATCTTGGTCTGCAATTACACCTAATCCAAATCAAACTTGGAGTACGGTAAATGCTACAACTGGTCAAACTTGGAGTGCCATTAATGCTACTGCGAGCCAAACTTGGAGTACTGTAAATGTAACAACTGGTCAATCATGGAACAATATTCCATAATGACAAAACCTTAAAAAAGTGATAAGGAGAGATTAATATGGCAAGTACGTTTAGTAATTTAGGTCTTAATCTACAGGCAACAGGTGAAAACTCTGGAACATGGGGTTCAATCACAAACGTTAACCTACAAGATATTGATAATGCCATTTCTGGTGTTTATAACTTAACTGTAACTGGTTCTACAACTTTAGCTTTTACAACAAATTCATCTTCAACAACATTCACAGACGAAGCTGGAAGAAATAAAACAATTATTTTATCTGGTTCATTAACTTCTACAACTATTACAATTACAGTTCCTAATATTGAAAAAGATTATTATATTATAAACAATTCAGGAGCGACTGCAGTTATTTCTTCTGGTGGTTCTACAACTGTTTCAATTGCAACAGGATCAAAAAATATTGTTATTGTAAATGCAAGTGCAACTTCTGTAATAACAGCTTTACCAGCTGACCAAGTTAATTCACCTGGTGGAACAACTAATGCTATTCAATATAACTCTGCAGGTTCTTTTGCAGGTTCAACTAATTTT